GATTGGAAGCACTATTCATTAACTGCTTAACGAAGGGAACTTTAGCGTGGTATTGATCGAACAATTCTACTGCTTTGTCTTTTGATACACCTAGTTCGGCCTGGAGTTTTGCTTTACCCATACCGTAAAATAATCCAAGGTTAATTACCTTGGCTTGTGATCTTGGAATCTTTGCCATGTCTGCTACGACCTGGTGAAAGTCCGTTGAGGTATCATTTTCATAATTATCTATAACGTCATTTACAGACGGAAATTTGTGTAAAGCTGCATAATGCACTACCAACCTAGGCTCTTGCTGAGAATAGTCAAAACTACCCCATCTATGGCCCTTCTCGGGTATAAAAATAGACCTAATCATAGGTCCAAGATCTTTATTTCTGGCTGGAAGCTGCTGTAGATTAGGGTTCGAATAAGAGAATCGTCCTGTCACCGTTCCACCTTGATCTGACCTTATTTGATTTATGTCAGCATGGATACGACCTTTGTGTTCATGTTTAATTATGGTATCTATAAATGTAGTATGAGCCTTATTAACTTCTCTAGCCTTAGCAATCATTCTAACTACAGGATGTTCATGATTGGAAATAAAATTTTTAGTAAAAGAAGGTGCTTGTGATTTTGCAGTTCTTTCATAAGGTAAACCAAGTTTGTCAAAAACTTTGGCAACACTTCTTGCTGCCATTAGTTGAACATCTATTCCTGTTTCTATTTTTATTTGTTGGCGTAAGTTATCTTCTTGTACTGTTAATGCTTGCTTCAGCATATGAGCTCTTTCAACGTCCACTCTCACCCCAAGAAATCTCATGTCTACCAGACAAGGAAACAGATCTGTCTCAAGTTCAAAAATAGACTCAACATCTTGGTGTAGTAATTCTTTTTTAAATATTTGCCAAAGCTCTAAAGTAAGCTCCGCATCTTTCTCTGCGTAAGATCCAACGTACATTGCTGGCAGTTGCCACATATCTGCTTTAGGATCTAATCCTCTAGACTTTGCTTCTTCGTTTAGTGCAGATTCATTTTTACCATGGCCTAAATAATCCCAAGACAAACTATTTAAATCAAATCTAAATCTGTTTTCATCAATCAATGATGCTGCAATCATAGTGTCTACTATCTGTCCATTAATTTTTAAACCCATAGATCTAATCCAACAGACATCATACATAGCGTTGTGAAATATTTTTATAGCGTCACTATCTAATACATCTTGAAACCAATTTAAGGTTCTCTTACGATCCATGTTTGGCCCTGATCCGTGAGCAATTGGGAAATAAAATTTTCTTCCTGGTACAGCAACAGCAATACCTACTACTTCACCATTACCAATGATAGCACCGCTACCTTTAGATTTTAAATCAGGATCTCTTGTCTCTAAGTCAATTGCAATCTCGTCGTATTTTCTTAGATCCGGATATTCTTCTGGTTCATTCCATTCTGTCTGTGCTTCAAATAAAGGTACTTTCATTTTTTTACCTCGTATACATATTTGTTTTCTATTACTTTAGTCATCTTATCTTTGTTACTAAATGCATATAAAGCTGCACTGTAATCATGAGGAAATATTTCCCATGCAAGGTCTTTCTCTAGTCCAAGATAAATTTCTAAATTAAATTTATTTTTGGCAAACTTTATTGTTTTGCGTACAGTGGACTTTCTTGGCATTACTTTTTCTTTTTCATGTCGTTAATTTTTAACATCTCTAATTGACAGTAGTGTACAATCTTTTTAAGATCTTCAATACCGCCTTTTCTTTGATAACGACAAACGTACTTTACAACGTTGCCCTGAAAAAATGATAACTCATTTTTAGAAATAAACTCATAAGGTTGAATTGGAAACTTGGTGTAGTGGTTCCCACCTACCTGAGTGTATTGTGGAAATGATTCTTTAAATATATCTTCTGCTGTCATAGTGGATATCCCTTTCGTTCTATTTTGGCTCTCATTAAATATAAATTTCTTTTTGCTCTCGTGCAACCTACATACCATACTCTGTGCTCTTCGTCACGCTTTATTATACTTTTAGTAATTGCTTCTCTTATCTTTTTAGCATTGTCTAATACCACAATTACGTTCTCACATTCACCTCCTTTTGCAGCGTGAATAGTTGAGACTTTGATTCGTGCATCATCACTTAATCTTTCTTTATTTGACAACATTAGTCTTATATAAATTTTGTCATCAGCTGGTGCATTATCAAAACATTCAAACCATTTTAAATCTTTTTTAAGTTCTCTGTTACCCATGTATTCTTTAATATCTTCTAGTGCAGTGTCCGATATCTCTTCACCATTTAACCATTTACTATGATTGATAATTGCTTTGTAAAGTTTTGTATTGTAACTTTTTTGATGTCTGTTTTCATAATACAAACCTTTTACTTTTAAAAGATCACATACTTCTTTTGCTCTAGACAAAGTTCTAGTTAAGATTAACCAGTTGTCCTGGTGAAGATCTACATTCTCTAAACTATTGATTTTACTACACAATCCTTCTTCATCTCTTGGTAAATAATTTTTAGTTGCTCTGAGTCCTGCGATTCTTGCAGTGATAATTTCTGATACATCCTGTACTGCTCTTGGAATCCTTCGAGATCTTGACAATACTTTTTCTGCAGCAGGTTCTTGAATGAACCTATCTACATCTGCACCAGCCCAGCCATAAATCGCTTGGTCATCATCACCAGCTAAATAAATATTTTTTGATTTAGATTTTAGTATGTCATATAGTTTCCATTGTATTGGTGACAGATCTTGAGCTTCATCAATAAAGACTACATCAAAGTTTGGAATCTTATCTGGTTGTTGTACAATGTCATGAATCATATCTGTAAAGTCTACTAAGTTATTTATGTCTGGATGTTTGTAGTGATTGTAGTTTGCTTCAATGTGTTTTAATAAATCTGGTTTTACATTTGTTGAATGTTCTCCCGTGCAATACTCATCCCATACTGGAATATCTTTTTCTTTTGCTTTTAAAATAATTTGAAAGTATTCATTATCACAAGTCAGGTAAGGTGAAGCGTCAGCATCTTTTTTAGCATTGACTCTTATACTTAATTCTTTTCCAAGATCATTGTAATGATAATCTTGCATAACGTTTTCTTCTCTTAGTCCCAAACTATGAAAAGCTAGAGAGTGTAGCGTTTGAAAATATCTAAGTTGTTTCTTTTTATACTCAGGATTTTTCTTTAACATTCTATCTCTTGCTTCATGCGCTGCTTTACGAGTAAATGCAAAGTAACCTATTTTATTTACTGGAGTACCCACTCTTATGTAGGCCATGGCTCTTCTAATTAATTTCTCTGTTTTCCCTGTACCTGGAGGGCCATATATTTTTGTAACCTTTGTCATTAAAGAATATCTTTTTTACTCTTCATTGGTAAAATCTCTATTTCATTTTCTTCTTTCGTAAAATTACTCATAGGAATTTTTACACATCTTACAGGGTTGTTTGATTTTTTTTGTGTTGGTTTTTTAGGATATCTTTTACCATGTCCTAGTTCCGCTTTAAAAAAATCTATTAACATTTGTCCTGTCTTATCTATTTTATTTTTCCATTCTTTGTTTTTTAAAAAATTATAAAATGGATCGTATACAAAATAAGCATAACCATCCGTATCAATTAATGTACTACCACTTCTGAATGCAGCATCACTTACAGCTGGAACACCATAAACATAATCCTCTAAGTGTTTATGTAATATTTCTTTTGGTGATGTGCCTGGAGGAGCTTTTTCTATCTTCATTCCTTGCCATAAAGTATCTAATACAGTTTGCATGTCATCGTCTTTTATTCGTGGGGGTGGAACAGGAGTGTGTGCGCCTATCAAACGTCTAAGTTTTTCTTGGTCCATCATATAGTTAATATCTTTTGCAATTATTTGCTGCGTAGTCTCGCCTTCAACCTTGTCATTGTAGTGCACCGTAAACCTAAACTCTGGATCTGGTACATGATTTATTTTAATTAATGCAGATAGTGTTGGAAACTTTTTAACTTTATCAGAGGCTACACCAAACTTTCTTTTCAAACATTCTGACTTAACACACATACTATTGATAGGTTCTTCTGAACAAGTATGTCCTGCAGTATCTTTTTTGTAAGCTTTAATTTTTTGTTTCACTTTCTCATCACCCCATATGTTATCGTAGACAATATAATTTCTTGCACCTTCTAAAAGTTTTTCTTCCCAATTGTCAGGGTATTTCTTTTTAGCAAACACCATGTAGTTATAAATAAATCTATCTCTGTAATCATCTAGTTTAGATTTTGATAATCTTTGTAGACATACAGGACCATCTATAAATTCATCTGCACCACCGGTAAGTTCGAGTCTAATTAATTCATCTGCAAATTCTTCTAGTTCTTCTTTAGTCTTTGTGTTAGCCTCGACAACTTTTATAAATTGCTCGAAGGTAAACTCTGTACCATCTAAATTCACACCCACTCTTTCATTACGATTGTAATAAGGTAGATTAATAAAGTTACCATTGATTGGTTTTTGATCTGAGCCTATACCAAGTTGTGTTTGTTTTGGAAATATTTCTGTTGATGCTTTTAAATCAAATGTAAATAATAACTTATCTAAAAAGTTTCTGACAAAACTTGCTTTAACAGGTTCTTTAAAGAATACATAAATATGTAGTCCACCACTTTTAGATTTAACAGGGACTACTGGAATATTTTTCTTATCAATAATTTCTAAATACTTTCTTAAATCAAAGTTGTCATATTCATCTGAGTCGATATCAATTGCTCCAAACTTTGCGAGTCCTTCATCATTACAGGGTTGTATCCCAATAGATTTTTTACCTGTGAGATGATCTAAATAATCAGACTCTAATAATTCTTTAGCTGCCCAACCATATTTTAATTTGAGTTTACCTGTAGCAGGATCTTTGTAAGCAGAGTTAATATCTGCGTAGCCATAGTCTCTTTTAAGACCTGTAAATATTTCTATAAATTTGTTTTCCATCTTTCCTCTTTAGTAGGGGTGACTCTACTCTCGCTTCGCCACCCCTGTTGCAACCATTCCCGGAGGGGAATTTTTAGTAGTGAGCTGCTCCATCTGTAGACTTAGCAGTATCTTCCTCACCATGTTTAACTTGAATATCTCCTTTAGAAATACTTTCAGAGAAACTTTTGGCTTGTTGATACGTAGCAGCGTCTTGGATTGGACCAATCTTGCTCACTTCCCAACCAAACCATGTACCTTTGTCGTTAGACTGTTGTACGGTTTTTAGCTGATAAAGATGGCTAAAAGATGCGGGTGTGAACATACCGTTCTTACCTTGCAACTTTATACTTTGCATCATGCTATTCCATTTTCTACTAATTTTTAATTGAGTAGATTTCATAGCAATCAACGCAGTGGTTGGTGAAGCACTGTTGACTACAACAAAATGCTGCGCAGTCTTCTCGATATAATTACCGTTTGGAAGTCTATCTTTAAAGTCTGCACCCCTAGTTGTTTTAGTCATGATGTCACTTGATGAAGGATAGATATTAACTGGCGCACCAGATCCATCTTTTCCTCTATCTTTCCACTCGACATACTCGAGTTTGTAATAACATGGAATCACTGGGACTCCTTGCTCACCATTGAAGAGTTCTCCTGTTACTGAATTATAAATCATTCCAGGTTCTGCACCTTCAACATACTTGCCGTCTCTCTTGTTTACTTCAGGAGATAACTGTCCAAGTATTTTAAGGAATGGTAATGCAAGATCATCTTGTCCTACCGCTCCAGTCTGCACATTTGCATCTGCTTCAAACACTACATTTGTAGCCAATGCATTTTCCTTCTTTATTGTTGGTTCTTTGTTCATGTTTCTATTTCCTTGTTATTTTGGTTCTGTTTCCTGCGAACACATTAAATAGATCCGTGGGCATATCATCACCCTTTTCGATACGCTCACGAACCAATGCTTTAAGTGTCATAGGCTCAACCTTTAACTTCTGGGTGGGTTGATATCCATGACCTTGCGCAAGGACAGCATAATCTGCTGCCTTGTTATCCTCGTTACGACCAAAGGAAACGGTAATCTCATTTTTAATAAGATCCCCTAAGCCATTATTACGAAGCCAGTTAAATGCCTCTTCCTGTTTTGCTTTAGGAATTGAAGCACCATAGACGGGTTTGACTTCTACGCCAGCCCCATCTGATAAACTAAATTTTGATATATTCATTTCTGTCATCATCGTAGGTATAACCTCAGCAGATAATACGTCCATATCATTTTTTAATTTTTTTAATTCTTCTTCTTTTGCAGCGAACTTATCTTCCAAGGTTCTTAATTTAATAACCTGTTCTGATAATTCTTTCATGTCATTCGTGTTTGCTAACGAATCGACTTTGTCTTCTTCTAAGTTTATACTCATGTCTTTTTACCTTTCGTAGTAGTTAATGATGCTGTTAATATAATGTCATAATATCCTATGTCAAGTTTATTCTTCAATCTTTCCTTGTTCATATAAATTTATTTCTATTGGGTAATAAGTTTTTTCTTG